TAGGGGCATTATAGCCTCAGCCCCTTGTTCAGCCATTAACCCAATCCCATCTTTAAAAGGAAAAATAGTAGGAGAACTAACGATTCCACCTCGCGCAAATGGCACTATCCCATTCTGTGCAAAAACCCCTCCATCCTTAAATCCCAACATCGCTTTCAAAGGAGCAACGATAGAAGCTCTGATGGCAATTCTGGCAATATCAGCAATGATAGATTGAGCAAGTTTCTTGAAATCTAGAGATCCTTTTGTCACAAATTCAACCAAGGCATCTTCCATGCCTTTGAAAGCATTAGTAACAATATCCTGAGTTTGTTTTGCGAAATCAGTAACGCTAGTTATATAAGCTTTCGCTCCTGCTGTTATATCAGCGAATGGGCCTTTCTTCTTATCACCTTTGCCTTCACCTTTGCCTTCACCTGTACCCATCAATAATTTTATTTTGCTTTCCAATCGAACAATACTCTCCTCTAATTCCTTAATCGTTGCCAAATTTGCCTTCAAAACATTATTCCATTGCCCTTTTGTCATTGCCCCACCTAATGTTGCAAACATAGGAGCCGTTTCCATCCTCGCTCTTATCCCTGCTGTTGCGTCCTGTGCTTCTTTAAGCTGAATAACAAGATCCTTAAGCTTGTCTTTCATATTGTCTTCGCCAAGTTTCAAGAAATCCTTCAGAGACTTTGCAGCTCCGTCTATATATTCAACAATAGTTGTGAAAGTATCTTGGAATTGTGCTCCAACAGGCGCAAGTAACGCTCCAACGTTATCTTTTAAACTACTCATGGCTGTTGCGAGCCGATCTCCTGCTGCTTCTGGCCCTTTTGCTAAAATTTCTGCGTTTTTTCCATAAGTAGCAAAGAGATGACCAGAAAAACTCAAGAAATCATCCAACGTAACTTTACCTTGCTCTAAAGCTTTATCTAACTCAGCAGGTGTTTTGCCCATTGACTCAGCAAACAGGGTAAAAGCACCTGGCAAACGCTCACCAAGCTGTTGCCTCAATTCTTCTGCACTTACTTTCCCCTTCGAGAACACCTGAGCAGTCGCGACCATTGCTGCCCTCATGTCCTCTAACGAACCACCCGTACCTCGAATACCAGAAGCAATTGATTCAAATACTGTTTGAGCCTCTTCTACACTTAAACCTGCACCTTTAACAGATGCAGTTAAAGCTGTAAATTGCCTAACGATGACATCTTGAGGTATTGCTAGCTTCTTACTTGTCTTAGATAAGAAAATCTGTGCCTTAGCATACTTATCGCTCTCTCCTATAACAAGTCTTAATGCTTTCCTTTGCCTAGATAAGGCCGCACTATAAGAAGTCGTTTCTCCTATACTTTGGCGCACCATCCCTACTTGAGCACCTATTGCGCCTCCAACTAATGCCCCTTGTGGGCCGCCTCCTACCATTGCGCCAATACCAGCACCTATTGCGCCTTCTGGCCCTCCAAAAACAGCAGATCCAGCAATAGCACCAACAGTTCTTGCAGCTCCACTCAGTCGTCCTCGTCTTGCTTGTGTCTTCGCTAATTGAGCATCTAATCTTGCGGCTTCCGCTGTTGCTCTTTTAAATTCATCACTTCCAATTCTCACGCTATTCGCTAATTCTTTCCATGCTGCTGAAAATTGCCTAGTCGTATTAACACTTTTTATGGCTCTTCTTTCTTTCTCCTTTAAAACAGCACTAAAACGAGTGAAATTAAAATTCGCCTTTGCTGTATCTCTACCTAAATTAGATAAAGATCTGGAGAGCCTTGTGAGATTTCTGTCTCCAGTAACCCCAACTTTTACTCTAAGTTCAGTTGTAGCAGAACCAGCCATTACTTCTCCTTCTGCATACAAGACAAGGCTGCCATTTCCATAATCTGAATGCCCTCAAAAAGGGAAACACAATCCTTTACTTCATACAGTCTACAGATGTATTCGAGAGATGAATAGTTTAATCCTGTCAATCCAGCCATACTGACATGCCATTGAGTAGATAAACGTGTAAAAATCTGTACTGTCTCCCAGTTTTGCTCCCATATTTCAAAATCAACTTGACCTTCTTCTTGTTGTAATTTTGCGGCTGCAATTTGTTCAGGCGTTGCTCCAAATGCTTCTAATGAAGCAACACGATCATCAACAACTCCTCCTCGCGCCCAATACTTAGCAGCCTCCTCTAGTTTTTTTCCGTACCTCCTGTTATCAACTTACCGTAAGCTTCAATAACAGCTTTCATCACTGTAAAATCATCCAATAGTTCTTTCTTGTTGGCCTCATTAAAAGGGAAGTCAACACCTGCTTCATCTTGTACTTTTTCCCAACCAACAAGAATCTCATCCGTTAAAGCTTCGTCACCTGCCTCGATTAATTCATCAAATCTTTTCCGACCAATCTCCTTAAAAAGAGCAGTGAACTTATGCTCTTCAAACTTACCTCCATTAGAGGCTTTCTTGACAGCAACAGGCCAAGAGACAGAAGTGCTCTTCTTAAGGACAAACGCCATAGGGCTAGGTGTAAACTAAACTGATCTCATTATTACCAGCAGTGGTAGGAAGTGCCAAGTACGGAAGGCTTAAAGATCTAACACCATTAGTATCTCCATAAGAAACACCAGTAATATCAGTCTGAGCAGCATTGATTGTAACGATGTTGCCAGCACTAGCACCAAGGACAATACTGCTACTACCAGTCGTAACTGCGGCTGCCTTAGCAAACCAATCAGTAGTCCCAATAGCAGGGGCTTCAATAACAGCCGTTCCACCAGGGGCGCGATTAGTAATTAAAACTTCCTTACTGGATGCAGTTTCCTTATAACTGACTTCATTGTTTAAAGCCAAATCAAACGATTCAATCCTTTGAGATGTTGCACCGTGGAAAGTTGCCGTAGTGATATTGGTGTCGTTAACTTCTAACGCAGCAGCTTGATTAGCAAGTGTCCATGTACCAGACATTGCTGTAGCATCTGGTGCATTATAAATTCCAGTAAATTGGAAGCTGGCAGAAGCGAACTGTCCTGCTGTTAAATTGAATGTAACAGTGCCTCGTGCGCCTGTGATTTTATGACGAGTGCCATCATAAAAGCAGTAAATCGTACAACTACTGAAAGAAGCCGATACACCAGCATAGGTAACACTTGTAGAACTAACTACGGTTTCCGAAAGCCCACAGGATTTCAATAACGGGCCATACCCAGGAGCCGTACCAGCACTGGCTGAACCAGAAAGTTCAACATCAAAACTAACGCTGACACGCTTATTAGCAATAAGAGTTCCTCTTGTGCTATTGCCAATAAAGCCTTGATAAGCTTCAGGCTGTACGTTGTCAGATTCGAGCGCAGTCAGCTCGACGCTAGAAACTTGAATCGCATTAGATCCTCCTACAGGTGACGGATCAGTTCCGTAGGATGATTCAATCTTGGCTATCAACCAAGTCTTTCTTGTTAGAGCCATTTTCCTTTGTTGGGGTGTCGGATTCTGGAATCAGTGTACTTTTCCCAGTCTTAGGATCGAACACGTATGTTCCACCCGCGCTAGGAGTAGGGACTTCTTTTTCGATTTTAGCCATGATTTAGCTAGAAGTTAAATCAGTTCTACCAGTACGATAACGCACTAGAAAGTCTTGACTGATAATTCCAAGGGGAATATCAGCCTCGACTAAACTGAAATCTGTTCTATCGGGTGTTAAATCAAGAGCATAACTATTAACAGTTTGATCTGCCATTAATTTTAAATGAACTGCTTGTGTATAAGTATCTGAGATGTCATCTGGCAAAGCTGCTCTAACTAATGTTGATATTCTTACTCTTAAAGTCCAATCTAATTTGTCATAAAAGTTAGTACCTGTCGGTTGATCTGATACAGGCTCAATAATTATTGCTGGGGTTTCTCCACGAGCTAAAGGTTCGACACGACTTCTGTAAACAGTTGCACCAGAAATTGCATCTAAATTCGTTTTTAACCGAGCAAGGATCAACTCTCTACGTGTATCAGCCATTAGACCTTGCTAAGTAATAACTCAGAAAAAGTTGCATCATCTACTGGCAAATTTTCCCGAATCGTATAGTTGACTGAATCAACAGTAATTGCAGTGCCGCGAGTAGCAGAAGAAACATCAGAAGTTTTCGCTGTTAACAAATACTCCCTAGAAACTGCCATGCCACCCGCTATAACATCTGCTGGCGAGTCAAGGACTCCTTTAAAAGCTGTCCCTCCACCGATCTGGCAAGTTTTGCCAAAGTCAGCGAGGAAAGCGTCAGGAGTCTCGACAAATGCCATTTAATTAGGCTCCGTACTTCTCAGACGCGAATGCGTTCACAGAGACGTAACCTGTACCTGTTCCACCAGCAACGGTGCAAACAAGTTTCACATAACGCTTTAAATCGTTAGTGTTTAAAGTCATCTTCTGAGCAGTGGCGGTGTTTGCACTAGAGGTAGTGAAGCCACCTGAAGAAACATCAGCGTAAGTACCACCAGATGTATCACACTCAGTCAATTTGACTGCATATGTAATTCCAGATCCACCAGCAGATGCATCAAGAAAAACGATCATGTCACCTTCGTAGGCAACTAGGTCAACAGCAGAACCAGTAGCGGTTGAGTTGCCTAATGAGTTGGCTCTAAGCGCAACATGTGTTGTC